TCTCAAAGTCATAGCCAAGATTCAAACCTCGGTTTTAGACGGCGGGTTATTCGCCGTGGCGATGCCCCGGGGCTCGGGCAAAACAACCCTGTGCGAAGTTGCTTGTACCTGGGCGTTAGTGTACGGCCATCGGTCGTTTGTTGTACTTGTTGGTTCCGACGCCGCCGCCGCCGGCCGAATGTTAGATTCTATCAAAGTCGAGATCGAAACAAACGAGCTATTACACGACGACTTTCCGGAAGTGTGTTACCCAATTCAAAAGCTAGAACGTATCTCGAAGCGTTGCCTGGGACAAACACACAACGGCAAGCCGACCTATATCACATGGTCGGCCGAAACCCTAACACTTCCGACCGTACCTAAATCCCCGGCGTCCGGGGCGACTGTAAAGGTTGCCGGGCTGACTGGAGCCATTCGCGGACTAAAGCATAAAACGGCCTCGGGCAAATCAATTCGCCCTGACTTGGTTGTTATCGACGACCCGCAAACCGATGAATCTTCCCGGTCGTTGTCCCAATGCGCGTACCGTGAACGCGTACTATCGGGGGCCGTACTCGGCCTAGCCGGCCCCGGTAAGCAGATATCGGGAATCATGCCGTGTACGGTTATTTCTCCGGGCGACCTTGCCGACCGTATGTTGGACGCGAGCAAACATCCGGAATGGAATGGCGAGCGGTGCAAGTTGCTTTACTCACTTCCGGAGCGTGAAGACCTCTGGGACGAATATTCCAAAATAAGGGCCGACAGTTTCCGCCAGGGCCTCGGCGGTAAGTGCGCTACCGAGTTTTACCGGAACAATCAGGTTGAAATGGATCGGGGCGCCGTCGCGGCCTGGGCCGAGAGACACAAGCCGGATGAACTTTCCGCGATTCAACACGGAATGAATCTAAGGCTAGACGACCCGACGGCGTTCGCGTCGGAATATCAAAACGCCCCGTTAATCGAAACCGACGAAACCCGGAAAATCCTTTCCGCCGATCAAGTCGCCAGGCAACTGAACCGAATACCTCGGGGCGTCGCCCCGGCGGGATCGACCCGGTTGACGGCCTTTATCGACGTCCAGGGCGATTTGCTGTACTGGTTGGTAGCGGCCTGGTCGGACGATTTCACCGGGTCGGTCGTCGATTATGGGGCCTGGCCCGACCAGCGACGGCCATACTTCACGCTCCGGGACGCCCGGCCGACTATTGCCCAAACGACCGGGATAAGTTCTCTCGAGGCGTCGTTGTTCGCGGCCCTGGAGCGGGTCGCGGCCGAGGTGATCGGAAGGGAATACCCGGTTGACCTGGGCGGCGGGCTCCGGGTCGAAAGGGTTCTGGTCGATGCTAACTGGGGTATGTCAACCGAAGTCGTCTACCGATGGGCGCGGCAAACGCCGTTTGCGGCCCTGGTGACCCCTTCACACGGCAAGGCAATCGGGGCGTCGAGCCTACCGATGGAAGAATGGGTACGGCGTCCAGGCACAAAATACGGCCAAAACTGGGTTATGCCGACGCCTCGGCCCGGTCGAGTTAGACATTTGGTCTATGACGTCAACTTTTGGAAGTCATTTTTTCACTTCCGCCTAAGTGCGCCCCTCGGCGATCGCGGCGGCTTGACCTTATTCGGCGACAAACCCCAGGAACACCGGCTACTAGGCGAACATTTAACGGCCGAATACCCCGTCGAGGTTACCGGCCGGGGCCGAACCGTGTCCGAATGGAAATTGCGGCCGAATAAGCCAGACAATCACTGGCTAGATTGTGCGGTAGGGGCGACCGTGGCGGCGTCAACGCTCGGCATAGCGTTGCCAGGTACGGAAACCGTACCAAAACCACGGCAAAAAGTGAGCTGGGCCGAAATCCAACGGCAAAAGCGGGCTAGTTATGGCCGATAATGGGATTATTTGCCCGCGTTGCGGCTGCGCTGACCTCCGCGTAACGCATACGGTGCGAAAACCAAATCAAATCACACGTTACCGACGGTGCAGGCATTGTCAGAAAAAGTTAATAACTTATGAAACAGCGCCAGAAAATGCTATTAGTAGCATTACTTTAAAAAAGTTGTAACTTTTCCTTCCCATGGTGCGCCCTATTGGTTACAGTTTGGGTATGGCAGACATCGCAGACACACTTGAAACGGTCGCCGGCCAACCTAAAGAGGTTCAGGTTGACGGCCAGATTGTAAAATCTCAAGACTTGGATCAATTGATCCGGGCCGACCAGTATTTGAAATCCAAGGAGGCCGCAAGCAGGAAAACCTCAGGATTGAGGTTCGTAAAGTTATCCCAACCTTCAAGCGTTTAAATGCTAAACTGGTTGCGAAAACTCATACAGCCAACAACGCGGACCATCCGGCGGCCCGTTCGCGCACGTTATGACGCGGCGCAGACAACCGATGAGAATCAACGGCACTGGGCGTATAGCGATTCACTTTCGGCCAAGTCGGCAAACACGCTCACAATCCGGCAAACACTACGCAACCGGGCCCGGTATGAGTTTGCCAACAACGGATATTGTCACGGGTTGATAATTACCCTGGCAAATGACCTGATCGGAACAGGGCCGAGGTTGCAGGTACAAACCGACGACGCCCATTACAATCGGGCCGTCGAATTGGCCTGGAGCAACTGGACGGCGGCGGTCGGCCTGGTCGACAAGTTGCACGTTATGACCCAGGCGAAAAAGCGGGACGGGGAAGCGTTCGCCGTTTTTGTCACAAACGAAACCTTACCAAACCCTGTCCAAATTGACCTACGTTTGGTCGAATGCGATCAGGTGACAACGCCTACCGGAATGCTACCGTCGATTAACGATGATGGCCTAGTATTTGACGCCTCGGGCAATGTCGTCGGTTACCACGTTTTGCGGTTTCATCCGGGCGATACCTATTCCGGCACGTTGGCCGAGTTCGACACGCTACCGGCCCGAAGTGTGATTCACTGGTATCGGGCCGATCGGCCTGGTCAATTTCGCGGCGTCCCAGAAATCACGCCAAGCCTACCCCTATTTGGGCAACTGCGGCGGTATACCCTGGCGACCCTGACGGCCGCCGAAACCGCCGCCAACTTCGCCGCCGTTCTCGAATCACAGGCCCCGCCTGATGGCACAACCGAGGAACCGACCCCGTTTGAAACGCTCGAAATCGAGCGGGGAATGATGACTACGCTACCCGCCGGGGCCAAGTTGTCGCAGTTTGCCGCGCAACATCCAACAACTCTTTACCAAGAGTTCAAGCGGGAACTTCTCAAAGAAATCGGGCGGCCGTTGTCGGCCCCGTTCAACGTCATTTCGGGCGACTCGAGCCCCTACAACTATTCATCGGCCCGGCTGGATCATTTGCTTTATCGCCAGGCCCAGCGGGTCGAGCGGGACCATTGCCGGCGCATCGTACTTGAACGGGTCTTTCAAGCGTGGGTGGATGAGGCGCAAATGGTTCCGGGTCTGTTACCGTCCAGGCCCGGGACCAGCGCCGATTTGCCGCGCGATTGGATTTGGCCCGGGGCCGAGGCCATCGACCCGGAAAAAGAAGCCAAAGCCGACACGGAACGCCTCGGAAACAACACGACAACCCTGGCGGAGATCCTTGCCGGGTACGGGCAAGACTGGGAAAGTTTTCTCCGGCAACGGGCCCGTGAACAACAACTGATTACTGAACTTGGACTAGGGAGCAGCAATGGCGCGACTAGCAGCCAAAATGCAGCCAATCAACCTAACGGCTGAATCGGTTGAAATGGATCTGGTCGCGGCCGCAACCTGGCCCGACCGCGGCCTTAAGCGGTTCACCATGACCGCCTACACCGGCGCGGCAATGCAGGTGGCGTACTATCAACATCCCGTTGTTATCGACCTGGCGGGAATGAAGATCAAAGCCGCCAGGAAACCAATTCTTAGGGACCATAACCCGGCGCAAATCGTAGGACACACGGACGCCGTTAGGGTCACGGAAGGCCCGACCCAGTCATTGCAGGTAAGCGGCGTCATTTCCGGGACGGGCCAGGCCGCCCGCGAAGTTGTCGACCTGGCGGCGAACGGGTTTCCCTGGCAAGCGTCGGTCGGGGCCTCGGTCGAACGAATTGAATTTGTGGAACGGGGCCAATCGGTCAACGTCAACGGGCGATCGTTCTTCGGCCCGTTGTACGTGGCCCGGGCAACCGAACTCGGAGAAGTTTCCTTCGTACCCATTGGAGCGGACAACAACACCTCGGCAAACGTCGCGGCAAAACACCACAGAACCGGAGTAAACATGGAATTTGAAAAGTATTTACAGGCGGGAGGGTTCGATCCCGACCAGCTAACCGACACGCAACGGGCGTATCTTCACGCGGCTTTTCAAGCCGGTAATGCCAAAACGCCCTCGGCCCCGGTGGCAACGTCGACCGCGTCGACGTCGTTGGATGAAACCTTTGCCCGCCTCAAGGCGGAAAAGGAACGGGAAGAACGGGTCGCCCGTACTTGCGCGGCCGCCATTCAAGCCGGCGCGCCACTCGAGGAAATCGAACGCCTCGGCCGGGCCGCCGTCGAAAACAATTGGGACGTCAACCGGGTCGAACTGGAAGCGTTGAGGTTGACCAGGCCGTCGGCGTCGCGGTTTTCCGGTGGCGTAATCTCTCGGAGCTCCAGGGCGGCGTCGCCCAAGGTGATTGAGGCCGCCGTATTGGCCGCCGCCAAATACGAGCACTTGGAGCGGGACTATTCCCCTGAGGTACTCGAAGCCGCCAACGATCAATGGCGTCACGGCCTCGGCCTGGGCGAACTTATCCTGACGTTTGCAAGGAAAAACGGCTACCAGGGGTTAACCCTGTCCGGCGGCTTGGCCTCGGCGTTGCGGTCGGCCTTCGAGCCGCGCGACATGGACATTCGAGCCAGCATCGACGGCACATCCAGCTACTCGATTTCGGGTATCCTGTCCAACGTCGCCAACAAGTTTTTACGGGTTGGTTTCGAGTCAGTCGAGCAATCCTGGCGACCCATTACCGCGATCCGGGCCGTCCGCGACTTCAAGCAAATTTCTAGCTATACGCTTACCGGCGCCATGGTTTACGAGAAGGTCGCCCCTGGCGGAGAAATCAAACACGGCAGCGTGTCCGAGGAAACCTACACGAATAAGGCCGATACCTACGGGCGCATGATCGGCATTGACCGGCGCGATCTGATAAACGACGACCTCGGCGCCCTTTCCTCCGCCGGCCGTCGCCTCGGTCGCGGTGGCGCCCTCAAGTTAAACGACGTTTTCTGGGCGGAGTTTCTGGATAATTCATCCTTTTTCGCCTCGGGCAACTCAAATTACATTTCGGGAGCTACGACCGTTCTTAGCTCGGACGGTATGCGTCAGGGCCTTGAAAAGTTCCGCAAGCTAACCGACCCGGACGGTATGCCCATGGGCCATACGCCGCGGTATCTGGTGGTTCCTCCGGAACTTGAAGTTATCGCCATGGAATTGTTCACGTCGACCAATTACAACACCGGCGGATCGGCTACGACGGAAAAGGTTCCAAACCGAAATATCTTCGCGGGGAAATATCTTCCCGTTGTGAGCAATTACCTCAGTAACTCAAGCTATACCGGATACAGCACGACGGCCTGGTATTTGGTCGCCGACCCGGCCGACGTTCCGGTCATTGAAACCGTTTTCCTGAACGGCGTTGAGTCGCCTACGGTTGAAAGCGCCGAGGCGGAGATGAATCAACTCGGAATATACCTTCGCGGTTACCACGACTTTGGCGTCAAGAAACAAGAAAAGCGCGGCGGCATCAAATCCAAGGGCGCGGCCTAATACTGGGAGAAAAAAACAATGGCACTTGAGGCATATTACAAGCAAGAGGGCTGGCAGCGCGACTATACGCCGGCCGCAAACATTACCGGCGGAACGGTCATTCAATTGGCCGACGGCCTAGCCGGCGTAATGGTCAGCGACACGGACGCGGACAAACTCGGCGCGGTTCGCGTGGCCGGTCATTTTACGGTCGATAAAGCGTCCGGAGTTGTATTCCTGGACGGCGGCCAGGTTTTTTGGGACCACTCGGCCAACGTGGCGACCTATCGCCAGGTCAGCGACCGTGACTTTTTTTTGGGAACGGCCGTTGGCGACGCAACCAGCGCGTCAACGTCTATGGTTGTCGACCTTAACAGGCGAAATCATTACAAGGTTGATTTCAGTGCCGATTCGGCGGCTAACAGCGTTATCGTCGGGACGGCCGCCGCCGGTGGGTTCGGCTATCCGATCCGCAAGGGTGGCAGCAATACCTTCCTGATTACATCGACAAATGAGGCTCAAAAGGTTGACCTTCTGAGCATCCAGGGCTGGGCGACTGGCGCTAATGCCATCGTTGAGGGCGCGTTCCGTGTTGTGTCCGACGGCTCGGGCACAGCAACCGACGTAAGTTTGGGTTGCGCTTCTGCTACCAGCGCAACGGACGCGGACGCAATTGCCGAAAGTGTGTTCATCCACTTGAACGGCAATGAAGCCAACATCTACGCCGAAAGCGACGATGGAACGACCGAGGTCGCCGCGACCGATACCACAATCGACTATACCGAGGGCTCGGCGTTGTCGACCCGGGTCGAGTTCTGGATGGATATGCGAGACCCCGCCGCCGTCAAGATTTATATTAACGGCGCCCAGGTGTTAAGCTCTACCACTTTCAACTTGTCGGCCGCGACCGGCCCCTGGTTTCTTTTGGCGCACATTGAAAAGACCGCGTCTACGGATACCTACGAACTGGCGGTCGACTGGCTCCGCGTTCGCACCTCGGAGAAGTAATGGCAAACATTCTTTCCAATGGGGTTTCCTGGCTTGCCGAGCAAGTGGGGACCAGCGTAACGAATACGGTCACGTATTCACGCGGGGCCCAGTCGGTTAGCATTGCGGCCGCCATTGGAAGAACCAACTACCGTATTGCCGACGATTACGGCAGCAGGCTCGAGCACGGCGACCGGGATTACCTTATTCGGGTCGCCATACTCAAACTCGGCGGCGTCGTAACTGAACCGGCGGTCGGCGACCGAATAACCGAGGCCGACGGGTCAATTTATGAGGTGTTACCGCCATTTGGAGAACCGGCCTGGCGGTATAGCGACCCTTATAACTTCGCCTGGCGGATACACACGAAAAAGGTTGGTTGATGGCGGCCAAAATCGTAACCCTGGCAAACGCGATTGTGTCTCAGTTGAACACGGATTTTGTTGGGACATTTACGGCCGTCAGAAGTTACCGGCCGGCGGCCAAACTAGATGACCTGGCGACCGTCGCGGTAACCGTTGTTCCAAAAAGCATGGAATATCAACCAATGACGCGATATTTCGAGCAAGTAGACCACACGGTAGAAATCGGCGTGCAACAGCGCGTAGCGACGACGGCCGACATCGACACGAAAACCGATCTGGTCGAGCAGATCGGGGAAAGCCTCCGCCGGGCGGTATTCACTTCGGGGGCCGATAAATTTCACGTGTTAACGGTCGAGGTTTCCCCGTTGGTCGCATTCGAGCATTTGGACGAACTTAACGTCTTTTCATCGGTCGTTAGCGTCGTAGCGCGGGAGGCCCGAGCGACATGAGTTACGCCTTTGACCTGGCACTAAAGAACGCGAAAAAGAACTTCTTTGATCGCGCTGCCGTTGTCCGGGCCGTAGCTTCGGCCAACGCGAAAAACCTACGCCGGGTCGGCGCTTTTATCCGAACCCGCGCAAAGTCGTTAATGAGAAAACGCAAAGGAACATCGGCCCCGGGCAAGCCGCCTCATTCACACGTAGGAACCCTGAAACGGTTTATTTTCTTCGGCCTGGATCAAAGCAAGGAATCGGTAGCCATTGGCCCGGTGTTGGTCAAAGCCAATACGCAAACGGCTCCAAAGGCCCTGGAATTTGGCGGGCCATCGGTCGGGATTAGTCGAGGCCAGCGCAAGATTAGAACCATACGGGCCCGGCCCTTTATGCGGCCGGCACTTGAGGCGGAACGGAATAACATTCCTGAAATTTGGCGCAATAGCGTGAAAGCGAGGTAATAAATGGCAGTCGTAACCGGACTAAATTGCAAACTGTATCGAAATACCGGCACTTATGGTTCTCCTACGTGGAATGAATTGCCTAACGTACGCGACGTAACGCTTAACCAAACATCAGATACGGCGGACGCGTCCAAGCGGGCGTCGGCGTACAAATTAAACGTGACCACTCTCAAGGATTTAAGCGTGAACTTTGAAATGGTCTACGTTGTGTCTGACGACGATTGGACTACGCTCAAAACGGCCTACTATGCCGGCACGGCTATCGAGTTTGCAATAGTAAACGGAGCTATAGCATCGTCCGGAACTCTGGGCGTTCGCGGAACTTTTCAAGTCAAGGATTTTACGATTTCCCAGGGTCTTAACGACGTTGAAAAAGCGTCGGTTGTGTTGAGTTTAACCGAGGCCGCCAACGCCCCTAGTGAAATGAGCATTTCGGCATAATGCGGACATTTACCGACAATCGCGGCCGCGTTTGGACCCTGGTAATAAACGTGTCCGCCCTGAAACGAGTAAAGGCCGCCGTCGGCGTCGACTTGGTCGCGCTGATTGAAGACGGGTTTAAGGGCCTTGACCTTTTAACCCGGCGCGACGTTATTCAGTTTGTCGATACGCTCTTTGTTTTGTGTCGCGACCAGGCCGACGCGGCCAAAGTTACTGATGAGGATTTCGGGGCCGCGTTGTTCGGCGATTCACTCGCGGCCGCTACTGACGCCTTCATCGGGGAGCTAGTGGATTTTTTCCCGCAAGCGCAGAGGGAAGCAATGACGAAAGCCAGGACCAAGATGGGCCTGGTCGAGAAAATGGCAATGGCCCGGGCGATGAAAGCGCTCGAAGAAATATCCGAGGAGGAAGTTGTGAGGTCACTCGAGCAATCTACGAGGCCGCCGGAATTATCGGAATCGACCCCGGCGCCTTCACCTGGCGGGAACTAATCTGGATGGCCGAGGGCCGCCTTAAGGCCGAGTGGGACCAGACCGCCCAGGTAATCGCGATCCTGGCAAACATTCACCGGGCCAAGGGCTCGGCGGCGATCCGGGCCGAAAACCTGAACCCATACAGGAAACCGCAAAAGTTAACAAAGGAACAGACCGGCCGGGCGATCCTAGAAGCGTTCGGTTTAAGAAAACAAGGGGGCCCAAATGGCAGTTAGCGCGGCAAGCGTCAAAGCCGGGTCGGCCTTCGTTGAGGTCGGGACAAACAACAACCCGCTTTACTCGGGGTTGGCGGCCGCCCAAGCAAAACTGCGATCGTTTTCGGCGTCGGTTCAGTCGATCGGTTCCCAACTGGTCGGGGCCGGCGTCGCCGGCGGTATCCCGTTGTTCCTCGGGTTATCGCAGTTTGCCGACTTCGATCAGGCGATGGCCCGGGTCAAAGCCGTTACCGCCGGGATAACGCAAAACGAGTTCGCGGCCATGGTCGAGGAAGCCAAACGCCTCGGCCTGGTTACGGCTTACAGCGCTAAGCAAGCCGCCCAGGGTATGGGCGTTTTGGCCCTTGCCGGTATGCGGCCTAAACAGGTCATGCAGGCTATGGCCCCGGTGTTGGATCTGACGGCCGCCGCCCAAATCGACGTAGCCCAGTCGGCTGACATCGCGCTAAAAGTCATGAACAACATGGGCTACCAGGCGAACGAGCTCCGGACGGTGTTGGACGTGATGGCGGCCGCCATGACGACCGCAAATACTGATTTGGTTATGTTGGGCGAAGCCTTCAAGTTTATCGGGCCGATCGCCAAAAGTGGCGGCGTCAACCTAACGGATCTGACGGCCGCAATTCAGTTGTTATCCGACGCCGGCATTCAGGCCGAAATGGCCGGAACGACCTTACGCGGAATGATCTTATCCTTGACGTCGCCCTCGGCCGAGGCAAAGGCGGAGTTAGCCCGCCTGGGCGTTCAAGTCAAAGACGAAAAAGGTAACTTCCGTGGTCTTATCGCCATTGTCACTGATTTAGAGCGGGCACTAACCGGGGTCGGTACGGGAGACAAACTGGACTCACTCGGGACAAT